GTATTTTTTTTGTGTTTATTTTTCATTGTTTTTATCCTTTCAAAATATAATTATCTATAAAATGTTCTACGTTTGGTTTATGTTTATACCATTTATTTTTATGTAAAACTCTCCAATTATCGTTGTACAATGTCACTACAAATTTATCATTAATTAGTACCTCACCACTTCCATACTCTTGAACTTTTAAGTCTGACTCAATAAACTTTATAAGTTTTCTTAATCTACTATGTTCCCTTGCCCAACTGTTGGAGTATTGTAATTTATGGTCATTATCTTTAGCACATTGTTTAGCACGAACATTAGCATCTTGTAAGTCTTCTTCTAATCCTGCCAAATCAGCTTTAGTGTAAGGTTTATTCATAATTAATATCCCATCTGTAAAATATGTGGTCATCAATCCTAGCAATATAAGTCTTAGAACTTGCCCAACTTGGATTGACATAGTATGCGTGGTAATGTGTTGCACCTTCTACCAAGTCATCTACGTTCCCATAGTACACACCGTGTGCAACGGTTAATGCTTGTTGCCACGCATATTCTTCTTTTGGCTTGTCACTCTTGCCATCACAGTACCAACTAAATTGGCATCTGTTACGTATTGGTATTTTAGGATTCCATTTATACGTTTGTCCTTGCTTAACTACCTCACAAACAGTATTAGGATACCTTTCGTCACTAACTCTGTTCATTACTACTTGTGCTACGGCTATTTGACCTATCAAACTTTGATTTTTAGCTTCGTGGTACACATTTAAGGCTAAACAGACTAAAGTTTCAGCTATCATAGGCTACCTTCCTTCCTTCCTTTATATAAAAGTCACTAGGACTTGGTTAATATTTCTAGGTACATTCATACTAAAGCATATGAAAACACCTAACTGACGGTCTTTATATAGAGACTTTTTTTCTCAATCACTTGAATTTTTAAGCTTTTCCTTACTATTTTTAGCTTTATCCTTTTTTCTATCATACTTCTTTTTATTAGGTACAATCTTATGTTTAAAGATAGAATTGTATAACATTTTAATCATTGGATTCTTATGATAAGACATTATATAAATCCTCTTCTTCTCCTAAAAATTGTTTAAGTTTTTTGTACGTTGAAAAGAATGAATATCTCTGTTGGTCTGCGTGGTCATTTAACCAACGCATAAAGTTACTCTTACCAACAATTTGAAATGATTCCTCTTCATCGTGGTCATATATATGAAATGCAAAATTACTATTCATTATCTTTTCCTTTTTTCACTAATGTGTACTTTAATATATTTACCATATTCTTTTTTACCAATACCTCTGTCAGTAGAAACTTCATCAAGAGAATACTTTTCCCTATTGATACATTGTCCTCTATCCTTGAGAGTGTATCGTTCTTTATTGAGATACTGTTTCATACCGTCTACTAACTTCTTCCCTTCCTCATTGTTAGGAATGTAATTAAATGTAGCAGTAGGTACTGAACTAGGTATTTGTGAGTCATAAAAAGATTTAATTCTTTTCTTCAGGCACTCTCGTTCCTCTAATAATTCTGATACTCTATTTTCTAATTTAAGTATCTGATTAGTCTGCGATACAGATACTTCTAAACCTTTATCATAATTATATACCTTATCTCTTAGCTTTCTATTCTCAGCTACATACTTATCTAGTATAGCTTGAACTTCTGCTATCTTACCTTCTTGCGTGTCTGTTCGTATCTCTAGTGCAAGTATATCTTGCATCTTTTTAAATGCTCTTATAAGGTGAACAAAATCCATATCAGCAACACCCATACGAGAATCATCTGATCTTGTGTATGAACCTAGATAATACATATCTTGTGGTAGGTTGCCTTTGTAATCTCCTTCAATGCACTCTAATACTTTTATAAGTTTTTTAATTTTCATATGCTCTCTCCTTAATTTGTGTTTCAATTAATTCACATTCTGACGATTGGTATTCTGATTCACAGAACTGACTATCGTTAAAACATATAGGACACATTTCATCTGTAAAATATTGAAATATATGCTCTACGGTATTGCATTGCCAACCATTACCAATCATCTTATATCTTTGACTATTGCTCACACCTTCTGTGTAATTGTCTGATAATCCTTGTAGCCTTTCACATTCAATAGGTGTAAGCTTTCGCCATTGCATACCTTCAATGACAACATTATCTTTTGATATAGTTGTAAGACAGTTTGACTTATCACTATCGCTGATCTCTAATTGTTTGCTTAATGGTAGCTCTAATTGATTGTCTTTACGTACACCGTGTTCATCTAGCCTACGGTTAACAATCCTACCTATAGCAACCTTTGGTTGTCTGTGACCACCTTGCATCGTTGTTAATGTAGGTGATTTGCCATTAGGTGAGTATATACGTTTAATAATATCAAAACCTTTTATATTATCTGCTTCACCTACTTGCACCATTGTACGTTGCTTACGTTGGATACTGTTCCACCATACAGCACCATTATACCTAGCTGTAATACAATGAGCTTTATCATCTTTACTGTTCATTAATGGATTAGATATACCACCATCTTCCAATATATCTTGTAAGACTAATCCTTTGTCTGTGTAATTCATTTCAATAGGAATATTTGTCCAATATAATCTCACTCTGTTTTGAGCAGAAAAATGTTTGGAATTTAATAGGATAGGTTCAACACCTAGATACTTTGTAATTATATCTTGGTATTCTTTTTTCATCTTGACATTTTCAAGTAAAAAATATTTAGGTTTTAGTTTGTCTTTTAGTCTAACAAACTCAAAGAATAGTTTACCTCTAGGATCATCAAAGTTAAGCTGATTTCCTGCGAAACTAAATGACTGACACGGTGATCCACCTAGTAATAAATCTATATCATCATCTATGTTGTCAATGTCTTTGACATCACCTAAATGAATTGTGTTTGGAAAATTCTTTTTAGCAATCTTAATAGCATACTTATCTATCTCACTTGCATAATACTTCTCAATGGGAAGACCTAACTTGTTTAACGTATATTGTCCACAAGACATCCCATCAAATAAACTTAACACTTTCATATAACTTCTCCTAGCCAATTAGGTTTTGATGTATAGTTGTACTTTGCAAATCTTAATTTGTCAACATTATAAAATTTACGATAGGCAACAATAGGAAAAAATTCATTAGTTTTAAGGTGATCATTACCACTAAAACATTGAGGATGCTTTGTCATATCTCCTTTAGGTATCAATGTAATAGCATCATATATAGCTTGTTTATGTTTTGATGCACCATGAATCTTTTTATATCTGCTAGTATATTCATTTAACATTTCAACATATAACATATATGCAAATGCAAAATTACTACGTGTTTCCATCGCCCATAATGTACAAGGATGTTTTTGATGTACTGACTTGTATAGGTTGTGTTCTTCTGCGTATTGTGGTGCATGATGTCTAATACTTGTACATAGCATCTGAGCTTCTTCCAATGGCATTTTAACTACGTGCTGATCACATAATGACTTAGCTATTTTGTTTGGTTCATCTTCTATAATAAATCTATTCATTATCAAACTCTCCCATACTCAATGAAAGATACAAACAATAAGCTAATGATACTCTTTGAAGCACTACTTTTATTTCATCTGTAATAGCATCTTGAATACTAAAATCTAAATCAGATGATTGTTTTTTATTAAGTATTTTCATTTCTGATAGCTTATCCATAATTCTAATAGACATATCTAGAATATCGTTTTCCTCTATATTAAATTTCATAACATAACTCCAATATTATTTAAATGTATATTCGTTTATTTATTTCAATAAGTCAAAACAATAAATGTTATTTAACTGTTAATTAGATATAGTGTGTGACATATTTGCAACATCTACCTTCCTTCCTTCCATACGGTCACAATAAATTTTAATGATCTTCCTTCCTTCCTTCCTTACGGTCACATAAAAAAAATTTAATATAAAAAGTTATATATTGTGATTTTATGTAAACATTAATTAAGATAAAAAAAATAAGCTTATAAAAAATATTACAAGCTTATTAAGTATTTGATTTTATTATTTATTTAACTTGTTCAATG